AACGCTCTTTCTGAAATGACCGGACAAGACGGCGAACTTCAGGAAGAGTTTGACGTTCTAAACAGCCAGCTTGCGAGCTTGGTTGAAGAGAACCAGAACCTTGAGAACACAGTAAGAGTTATGGACAAAAAAGTTTCTATCGCTGAAGGCACTGCCTACGAGCTAGAGACTGAAAAAGCACAGCTTCTGGAAGAAGTTGAGAATCTTGAAGCCGCGAAGGACGATGCATTTGTCTCTTCAGAGAAAGCGGTAGTTGTCTCCAAGGCGGACTTGGAGATTAGCGAAGGAAGGGCTCACAACAACAAAAATAATGAGTTCCTAACTGATGAGGTCATGAAATTCATGCCCTTTACCTCCCAATCCTAAGGATTATTTATTATGGATATTATGCATCGCACAGATGAAAAGCTTGTCCAGAAGTGGGAGCCTGTCCTTGAGGGCATTGACAACGACTACACCCGTCGTGTCACAGCGCAACTTCTTGAAAACCAAGCTAAATCAATTGTTGAAGAGCGTATCTCTGAGGACATCTCCACTGCTGCCACCACAACTGGTCAGCTTGGTACGTTCCAGAAGTTCGCTTTTCCGCTCGTTCGTCGAGTTTACCCCCAGCTTCTTGCTAACAGCCTAGTTGGCGTTCAGCCCATGCAAGGACCCGTTTCCCAGGTATTCTACCTCGGTAACGACCGCGCTATTGGTGATAACATCCAAACTGTCTACAGCAAGTTCAACCTTACCTACAGAGGCCAGACAGCTTCCACCATCGGTTCTCAGCGAAGCGGTAACGGAACCTTTGACGGTCTTACAGGCTCAGGCTTAGACCAAGATAGTGCTGCTGGTGGTTTTGACACCTCTAACGTCTTAAACTTCTCCGGTGGAGCCACTCAGCTTCAAGGCAACGGCGCTCCTTCTGGCACGATGGGTGGTCAGATTGCTGCCTTCCCGAACTCTGAGGCCCTCATGGGTTATCAGGTTTCCGCTGGTGAGCGTCTAACTGGTACGGGCATCCCCGAGATGACCTTTCACATCGAGCAGGAAGCAGTCGTTGCTAACACTCGTAAGATGCGTGCGCTTTGGACTCTTGAGGCTTCTCAGGACCTTAAGGCTTACCACAACCTTGACCTTGAGCGGGAACTCACTGACCTTCTTTCTAAGGAGCTTCAGCTTGAGATCGACCGAGAGCTTATCGAAGACCTCCGCATGATTGCGTATGGTTTCCGTGATAAGAACCTTGGTGGTGTAAACCAGAACCTCATGGACAGCAGCTACATTAACATGGGCGGGGGCGATGAGTTCCCTGGTATCGTTGACAAGGACACCACTGGCGTCTTTGTTCCGGGTCAGTTCGACTACGATTTCAACAGCGATCTTGCTTCTCAAACGGGCCAGCAGTCGTCAAACATCTTCGTCATTGATTTCTCAACGTCATCAAACGGACTCTTCCCGCGCCACGTTGGCGAGGTTTACTCAAACCTCCTTGCGATGATCAACCTTGCTTCGCAAGACATCTACAGAACGACAATGCGTGGGCCGGGCAACTGGCTTCTTACTTCTCCTCTTATGGCCTCACTCATGGAGAGTGCTGCCAAGCTTGAGGGTGGTATTCAGCCGCCTGATGGTCCGACCAACATCGGTCGTAACAACATTGAGTACAAGGGTAAGTTCATGGGTCGCTACGACCTCTATGTCGATCCCATGTATCCTCAGGACGAGATCCTTGTTGGCTACAAAGGAGCTAACGCGATGGATGCGGGCTATGTTTACGCCCCGTACATCCCGCTCCAGCAGTTGCCAACGGTCGTCGATCCCGAGTCCTTCCAGCCGAGAAAGGGCATCCTTACTCGCTACGGTAAGGTTCAGATCGAGCCGTACAACAGGTTCTACAGAGTCGTTCGAGTCATCGGCCCGACCGCTAACTTCCTCTTCACGCCGTTCTCTAGAAACACAAGCATTCTAGGCAACGCTGTTACTTGATCGTTAGTAACTAACTAAATTAAGAGGGTCAGAGGTTTTTTCTTCCTCTGACCCTCTTGTCATTCCTATATAAATAAGACATGTATAAATACAGAAGCAAGTGCAGGTGGAATATGCTTCTCCATATAGACGGGGAGATAGTAGAGGTTCGTCCTGGTGAGTATTTTAACTCTAAAGGATTAGTTGAGTCTAGATTTTTAGAATTACTGAACCCCAAGCCCAAACCCAAACCTAAACCCATGAAGAACAATGGCAGCACTAAGAGTAGATCCTAAGTTACTTGGTTATGGAGATTCCTTTGGAACCTACGCTGGTAGGAACCTAGGGGATACAGATATCTACTCCACAGCTATTGATGGCTCAGAGCTTAACAAAGGTCTGATGGCAGATCAAGTGGAGTTCAACACATTTGAGCAGACCATCAAGGACTTTGTTCTAGCTCGTCTAGGTCACCCCATTGTACGGGTAGAGCTTACCGACTTTCAATTAAAGACGGCCATTGAAGAGTCTATAACTAACCTAGATTATCACGCTCCCTTTTGGTGTACCCAGGTGGCTACGTTCGTTACAACTCCAAACGTAAACACTTACGTCTTACCAACTCACATAGCTAATAACTTAAGCTACTGTGCTTATAAGAAATCACTACTCAGTATTCAGCCTCAGAACGGTACACTTGAGTTTGATTTCTTCATTAAGTATTTCCAAGATAACTTTGTGTTTAGCAACTTCTCCATGTCTGATTTTTACTTACTTCAGACTCACTTGGAGATGACAAGAAAAATCCTTAGTCAGGAAGGGTCCTGGGATATTATTAATGGTAATGTCCTTCAGTTGTATCCTTCCCCATCAACATTTGAGCCAGTCATTCTAGTATACCGTGGTCTCGATACGGGGACCATGCACCCATACTACAAGAACTGGATACAACGATACGCTCTAGCAGTTTCTAGAGGCATTCTTGGAGAGATCCGAGGTAAATATTCTTCGCTACCGTCGCCAGGAGGTGGAGCGAGCTTGAATGGAGCAGCACTCATACAACAGAGTGATCAAGAAAAAGAAAAGCTCAAAGAAGAACTTCTATCTGAGATAGAGGAACCACCAGTATTCACACTATTCTAATGAAGTATATTAATAAGTTGTTACAAGAAAGACATGTACCCCGGAGAACGGCTGATTTCGAAGCTCAAGATAATGCATACGATGCAAAGAAAGGCAAGCCAAGAAACAAACAAACCGAAACTGAAAAAAGTGAGCGAGCTTCTCTAGATGTAGATAGCCAAATAACAAGAAGGGCGAAGTCTGGGGAAAAGAAGGGAACGAAGCTTTCTACGGACGATCAAACCGCAACAGGAAGCGGTAATAGAGCAAGAAGAAGAGCAGCGGCAAGGGGAATAAAGCTCGACCACACAGTCTACCACGACATGGGAATGCTCATGGCTGAGTCTCTTGGTCTTGTCTCTGAGGAGGATAAGGAAACCCCTAGAAGACCTGTACAATCTACGAGAAAACCTAGTAGAATGGCAATCCCTTCTTCCTATAGTCCGATGACTCCCAAGCAAAAAAGGATGAGTGACGCTATGGATAGAGACAGAAAGCTGCTACGCCGCAGGGCTGGAGCTAGTGGAAACGAGACTTCGACGGACTGATAGATGACAAACAAGAACTACAAGGTAACGACTAAGCTACCAGCACTGCCAGACATAGATACGGATGACAGTGCGCTTAGTCTATTTGATCAGGACAACCCTGACATCAACCTGTTCAACCTTGTAGATGATGAGATGATTCGTCTAGCTGGCTCCAAGTTTTACTTCTATAAGTATTACCAGTCAGATAACTACGACGATGTGTACCGAGAGGAGAGGAGTAAGGTAGTGTCCAAGACACCCATCACGGTTCATGGGCACTACGATCCTATATCTATGTCAGAGGAGCTTACCCAGTTTGGTATTGAGCTTACTAATGATCAGCTATTTACGTTTAACAAAAGCTACATTGAGACTAAGCTTGGTAGACCCGTCATTCCTGGTGACGTAATCAAGCCAATGTTTCAAGATCAAAAGTATGAAATCTTCGAGGTGGTTGAAGATAGCTTCGAAGCGTATGGTGTTTATCACTTAGTCTGTTCTGCCAAGCTCCTTCGCGACAGCACGGAAGTCCAAGACACTCCTCTCTCTAAGGTTAGTGATGAGTTAGGTGGGTATGGAGGAGCTATCGAAGAGCTATGACAAAAAACAACTCAATAGAATCTATACTTAACTGGGACGCTAGTAGTAACGAAAGCCGGAATAGGTATTATCCTACTAGGGAGGGTGATGTTAGAAGAAAGATCTTCAAAATGACTCAGGCCAAGCAAAACATTTCTTTTGTTTATAGAGACTCGCTTCGAGCTATGATCTCTTCCTTCAATGACATTGGTTACATTTCTTCTGAGGATAAGTTCAAAGAAATTAAATGCCTCCATGCTAACGCAGAGAGAGCTATCGCCAAACTCAAACAAGAAGAGAATATAGTCCTTCCAATGCTAACTATTTCGCAGACAACAACGTCTAATGACGATGCTAGAAGAAGGCAGGAGAGCGTTCTAGTCAATGAAAAGTATTGGGACGCCGAAAAGAACAGGGCTTTCCGAGTATTGAGCCTAGCTCCTAGACCCATTAATATAAGCTATCAGTTAAACGTATGGTGTAAGTACATGGCCGACATGGATCAGATCTTGGAACAGATTAGATTGAAGTTCAACCCTGAAATGAATGTCTCTACCAAGTTCTCCACAATAGCCAAAGCTTTCTTGGATACAGAGGAAGACTTGGGCTCCGTGACGGCAGGGGATAAGGAAGATAGGGTAATAAAAAAGACCTTTAACGTAGTCTTTAGGACCTATGTACCCAACCCTAAGTTTCTTGTTACTTCTACGGGTAAGATAGAAGAGTTTAATGCTGAGGTTATTTTACCATGAGGTTACCTACTGTTGCGGGCTCTCCAGCCTCCTGTGCTCACCAAGCAACAGGAGACCTTAGAGTGACTATAGAAGGAAAGCCTGTGTCGTTAATTAATGTTTCTACAGCAGGAGGGGCACCTATTATTGGTCCTGGTTCTCCTAGGGTTTTAGTTGGAGGTATTGCTATTAGCACTGTTGGGGATGCCATCACACCCCACGGCAAATCTCCCCATAAAAGAGCAGTAACCACTACATTAGCTACCAAAGTTTTTGTTCCATAAAAAAGTACCAAAAAACTCAGGTCAGTAGTCTACATACTAAGGAAGGAAAAATTATGAAAGTAGTAAAGAACGATAGTCTACAATCATTCACCGTTTATTTTCGCACCGAGAAGGGTGCTCAAGAGAAATGGATGCAGCCGGGGGAAAGTTTAGTGGTTCCTGACCACTACATTACGGAACAAATTAAGACTCTACACCGACGTAGAATGTTTAAAATTTCCAACGCATAGGAGATAAATTATGGCCCCCAACTACTTAAGCCCCGGTGTATACACCGTAGAAAAGGACATTTCTGATTTCACACCTTCGATTAATACTTCAGTTGTAGGTATCGTTGGATTTGCTTCTAAAGGACCCACCAACAAAGCAACTTTAATTACTGATCAAGAGTCGCTGGTTAGAACTTTTGGTAGACCCAGTGAGGCCATTAATGGTCAAGGTCTTGAGGGTGCTCTTGAGATTCTTGAGCAAACAAACGCAGTATACTTCATTCGATGCGCTGATTCTGATGCAATAGACGCTTCTGCTACACTTTCTATTGGTTCTTGCCCAGCAATTGCAGTTTCTGGTCAAGCCGATAACACAGCAGCAGGAAGGTTTGGAATTGAGCAGCCAATTACTTTTAGAATTCAAGTAAAGGATTCCGAAGGAGTTGCTAGATTCACAGATAACGCTGGTGCAGGTAGAGACTTCGTAGTAAATGCCGCCTCAGCTAGATCTCAGTCGGCTGCTTTAAGGTCAGTCATTGGAGGAGCCTTAGATTCTGATCTAGTTGGGGTCTTTGATGATGGTTCCTTTGATTCAGGTCTTGGTCTTTCGGGCGCTATTGTCGGTGGGTTTGCGGGGTCAGGAGCTTCCCTTGAAGTTACCGCATGTTCTGGAACATCTTATGATGTTACGAAAGGAGTATCAGCACTTAAAATTATCAACCCAGCCTCTGGAGCAACTGATTACGGTATCTCTGGGACGATGGCTTCCTCAGTAGTAATTGGTGGCAGTCAAGTAACTACTACTGGAGCAAACTCAATAAGCTACTTAGTTGAGTCTTTAAACCCTGGAGCAGGATACAACGGAGGCGTTTTAGCTAACGGAGACACTAGCGGTAACTCAATAACACTAACCTCAGTAGGGTCTCAAAACTTTGTTGTGGGTGTGAACGATGCAGGGGTAGCCTTGGAAACATTCAAAGCCAGCCTCGTTGCTTCTGGAGCTTTCCTAGAAGACGTAATTAACACTGGGACAACTAACGCTGTGTCCAGAATTATCAAAGGAAACATTGTAAGAAATGGCTTGGACATTTCGGTGACACCTCTTACGCGATTCGCAAGCTTGCTAGGTTCACTAGCGACTGGTCCGTTCGAAGTTACCTTCCGTCATGGTGCAGGACTTGCTAATACGGTCACTACTACTACTGATCAGGCAGGAAGATTCAACAAACTAGTCGGCTCTGCTGCTACTAACCTCGCTGGCGGAACAAACGGTATAGCGGCCACCGAGGTTGGCAGATCAAACGCTCTAATTGGAAGTGCCGCTCAAGAGCCTAAGACAGGAATGCAAGCTCTTGATGACGATGTAATCAACGTCGGAGTTGCTCTTGTACCAGGAATTGCTACTCAAGAAGTTCAGAATGCTCTAATTACTTTAGCTGAAAGCACCCAAGACTTCCTGGCCCTAGTTGCTCCTCCCTATGCGGTAGGAACGGTCCAAGATGCTATTGACTGGACTAACGGCCAAGCTGCTACTACAGACTCAAGGACAACTGCGATCAACAGTTCGTTTGCTGCGGTACACTGGCCTTGGGTGAAAGTCTTCAGTACGTTTGACGGCAAGGATCGCTGGTATGACCCTTCAATTTTTGCCGCTAGACAAATGGCGTACACTGACGCTGTGTCTGACACTTGGTTCGCTCCTGCTGGTTTCCAAAGAGGTCGCCTAACTAAGCCTACTGAGGTTGAGGTTAAGCTTAACCAAGGAGATAGAGACAGCCTTTACAGTGGGGGCAACGTCGTCAACCCGATTGTTGCTTTCCCTCAGCAAGGTCTAACTATCTTCGGCCAAAGAACTGGTCAAAGAGAGCCGACATCACTAGATAGGATTAACGTCCGAAGACTAATGATCTATGTCCGCAAGGTACTCCTTGCTTCCACTCAACGGTTTGTCTTCGAGCCGAACGATGAATTTACTTGGTCACAGATTGAAGGAGTTGTCAACCCCTTCCTTGACGATATCAGAAGAAGACGGGGAATCACAGAGTTCCGAGTTATTTGCGATGAGACTACCAACACTCCTCTTCGCGTTGACCGCAACGAACTCTGGACAAAAGTTCTTCTCAAGCCCACCAAGACCGCTGAGGTCATTGTGTTTGAGATCAACCTAACCAATCAGTCCGCTGATCTAGGAACCCTATAAGGAGATAATTAATGGCAACATCATATTACAAGACAAAATACGGTAGAGATTTCACTCCAGGCCAGGGGCTTCCTACCGTCTCGACTGACCTTGATTCAGTACGGGCGTATCAGTTTGAGGTTCACCTCTTTGGCCTACCTCAAGACATCACAAACGTCCCTGATCTAACTCTAGCAGCTAAGAAAGTTGGTGGATTAGAGATGAGAAACGAAGCTATCGTGGTTGATCGAGTCAATGACAAGGTTCACTACCCAGGTAAGACTACTCCTGGCGAGCTTACCATCGACTTCGACAACCTTTACCTTCGTGAGACTGCCTCCGACCTCTACCGCTTCTTCCGTCATACCTATGATCCACTCACAGGTGAGATGACGAAGAGCAGTAAACCTGGGGGCGGGGGGGGTAACACCTTCAAGGCAGACAAGCTTGAGATTGTTCAGTTAGACAACACTCTAACTCCTCACTCAACCATCGAGCTTTACGGAGTCTACCCCACTTCATGGCAAGCTGCGGAATTCAACTACGCTACTAACGATTTCCACATGCTTACAGTGAACTTCAAGTACGACTTCATGAACGTCTACAACTATTCAAACCCAACGCAGTGATAAACAAGTAGGTTTTTAGCCCCGTCCTTACCTGTGTGGGCGGGGCTATTTTTATTCATCTATAATAAGATATGGATTACTTCTCAGAATTATTAGAAAGCTATAGTCAGCTAAAGAAGCGAACATATAAGATTACTTATCTTAACGAAGCTTACGCTTATTCTTCCGCGCAGCTAAGTGCCTTTAAAGATATTGATTCTGCTATTCAGGCGGCGGCGGGAGGCAAAGAGCAGACTGGTTTAGGCAAGAACGGAAACATGTCTGTCACTCCTGTAGAGGGAAAACCAAACTCTGTTAAGATTGAGGGTGGAAACGCAGGGAGTAAAGTAGTTAACGCTGGTAGCTATAAGAACGATATTAACCCCAATAAAACGCATACCGGAAGCTATTCAGTTAAGTTGCTAGGTGCATGGTCTCCAAAAGGAGAAGAAGGTGAAGGAGAAGGTGGTTCCACAGAGGACATGGAGCGAGATGCGGAGATAGCAAAAGCGCAAGAAGAACTTGCTCAAGAAGAAAAAAATAGAACGATTGGCGGTAGTGTTGAAGGCACTGAGTATGAGGGGATGGGTAGAATTTTAGCTAAAGGATTCAGTAAGATACAACAA